TAAACGGTGTTTACGGTATTGTAAGAGAAAAGGATGGGTATTACGTAAAAAAAGGTTTAAATGAGAGTTCACTTGATTATATCGGTGGTCTATTCATGAAAAATAAAAATAGATTTAACTCATATGCAGAAGCATTTAAGAGATTAGATTTGTTAAACGGACAGGAATTACAGGAAGCAACAAAATATGTTTTAAAACCAAAATCACCTGTATCAAATGCGGAAGCCACTACACCCGAACCCGTTGCAGACATGCCAGCCGAACCGGCTCCAATGCCAGAACCTACAGCAGAAGTTCCCTCAGAGGAACCTATGATGGAACCTTCACCTGAAGAAATGCCATCAGATGAAATGGGTGGTGAAGCTAAACCATCTGATTATATGGCTGAAATTCAAAAATTCGCAGGTAAACTTGGTCAAGAATTAAGAGACCAAAAAGAAAAGATGGAAAGTGATGATATTAAGTACGTTCTTAATATGGTCATTTCAGCGGTAAACTTAGACAAACTTGAAGATGAAGATATCGAAGAGATATCGAAAAAATTCGAGAGAGACGAAGAAGAGATGGGTGGAGAAGAAATTCCCGCAGAAGAACCTGAAATGCCTGCCGAGGAACCAACAGGTGACGAGGAATTGGGTGAAATGTCAATGATGGATAAACTGGAAAGTTTTGTTAATATGCCAGCCGTTCAAGATGAAGAAATTGATTTATCAAAATACGCTGATTTAGGTTCAGTACAAGAAGACGAAGTTAAAGAAGTTGACTTGGAAGAAATTAAAAAAGAAATTAACAAAAGTATTGAAGAGACTTTAGGAAAATACTTTAAGTAAGATGCGTTTAATCTATGTCAATGAAATCGGCTCCGATTATAAAGGTCAAAGACAGTACGAATTCATCTTCAGTGAATCTGCCGAAATTGACATAGAGGAGTGGTTTGACGTTCCCGCGTCTTCTACAATGACATCGAAATCCCCAAGCATTGAATATATTGACCTTGTAGGTCTACTCAGAGACACCGATTTAGTTTTAGAATTAATACAAAATTCTGACTACTTCGGTGTTATTGATGCTGTGGATGGTATAATTGCCATGGCTTGGGAAAAATCAAACTTTGACTTAGAATCCGATAGATTATTTTTTAGATTCGGTGAGAGTATTGAGTCAGTCACAAAAAAATTAAAATCAAGAGGTTTCTCATTAGAACAACAAGAACTTAAATTTAAACAAATATGAAACGTACAGAAATCATAGAGAAATTACTATCTGAAGGTTTTACTGAAAAAACCTTATCTCGTTTGAGTGACAATCAACTCACCACTTTAGCTAAAACTGTTTTATCTGAAGAGGATGTGATGATATCTAAAAAAGACCCGCAGCTCCAACAGAAAGTTGCTAATGCTAAAAAATCAAATCAAACAATTGTAACATACGAAGAAGAAGAAAAGGATGGTGAAGAAAATAAGTCTGAGATTGAAGAATGGGTGTTGAATTTAGCGGAATCTAAATTTTCACATTTCACCTCAAAATCAGATATAATGGGAATTATTACAGAAAAGGTAAAAGAAGCCGCAATACCAATGCCGGCAACTAAAGCCACTAAAGGTCACAATGATGTACCTGAATTCATGACATTTGATGCGATTGTTGGAGCGGAACCCGCACCAACACCGGCACAACCTGAAGTAATTCCTGACGCTCCACCAACAGAAAAACCAAGTAAACCAAAAACTCCATATCAACCAGGACCTGGCACGGACCCTAAACCCAAAGCAATGGGAGAAGAAAAAAAGAAGAAATAATGGAGTTTTCTAAAAAAGATTTGTTATCTTTATTAGGTGAAAACTTAGAAGAGATGGCAATGGATTTCGATACACCTGATAGACCATATCAGGGATTACAAGACAAATTAGCACAAGGAGATACCCCGTTAAAAAAGATTCCGTTACCGTCAACCGGTGAAGAACCTAATAAGAATTTCCAAGAATTACTTGCATCTGAAAGATACAGACAAGTAGTTGCTAAAGTTAGAGAATATACGGGAGTTGAAGCACCAATGCAAGGTGAACAAGGTATTATGCCGTTGGCTCAAATGATGATGTCAGCGCATAATGAAATTGTTCAAACTGAAGCCGCTCATAGAGAAGAATTAGAGAGACTTGCAGTTGAATTAGTAATGAAAGAAATGGGTATTCCAGAAGGAGCATTACAATTCGATGCTAAGATTGTTGGGATGGGTGAAATTGATACCCAAAACTTCAATCGAGAAATGCAACAACAACAACAAAACGTTGACCCAGTCGACATCGAACAAGATTTGATGAGTGATTTGGAATCAATGACAATGGAAAAAGCAAAAAGAAGATTAATCAACAATATGATACAAGGGGCATCGAAAAAAGGTCACTACATGTATCATTATGCTGCGGATAAGATTAGAGAAATCACTGGTTCAGATAGAATTATTGGTCAGTATGGTATTCTTATGTCAATCAACGATACGTTGTATTGGCAATTAAGTGATGAAACCATGAAAATGATGATGGGCGGACCTGAAGGTGGTGGTTCTGTTGGTGGTAAGGAAGAGGTAAAAAGAAATACCAATCCCCCAACAATCGTTGCTCGAGGTCTTAATTTTCCGATTCTTGTTCATGAGTTAATTAAGGGTGTTATGGAATTGTTCGCAATTCAAGGAAGACCTACAGATGAAGAAGGTAATGAAGATGCCGAAGCGTGGTCAGAAATTGAAGGTTCTGAGGATACTCTTGAAAAAGAAATGTGGGATTTACGTTTAGGTCCCGCAATTTGGGATAGAATTAGAAGACAATTTCCTGATGAAATTTTATTAGACGAAAACAAATTTGAATTACAAAACTACTTGTTAGTTGAGATTTTCAAGTTACCGGCAAAACACTTTTTGGTATTCATGAAAGAAGTACTTTCAGGTTCTGAGAATGGTAAACGTTTAATGAATGAATTAATGACCGGTATTGACCAAATGTTTAAAGACCAAGACTATCAAGACGCTGTTGCGGCATTTAACGAAGACTTAAATAATATTACCGATAACACTGATGATGACGATTTGGGGGACTTTTTAGGAAGTCTCGGAATAAAGTTATCAGATGATGATGAGTAAGTGAAGGGTGGTTTTACCACCCTTTTTTCATATTTATATATATGACAAGAGTTGAACAACTTAAAGAGTATGCTAGAATACTAAAGGATGCACCATATTCGTTAAAGACGTATTTGCAGACTTATGATAATACACAGAAGAAATTCGTTCCTCTTGAGTTATTTCCTGACCAAATACAGTTGATTCAGGATTACGAGGATTACAACGAAAATATAACAAGAAAATATCGTCAGGCGGGTGTATCTACTGTTACATCGGCTTGGATATCAAGAAGATTACAGCTAGCCAAACCCGAGAATCCTGAGAGAGTTCTTGTAATTGCTAACAAAAGAGATACTGCAATTGAAATGGCGAATAAAATTCGTCACTTTTTAGAGCAGTGGCCCGATTGGATTAATGTTGGGTTTTCTCCCGATAAAAACTCTGAAAGTAGATTTAGATTAAATAATGGATGTGAGGTTAAAGCCGTTGCGACATCTGCGGATGCGTTACGTGGTTATACCCCAACAATCCTTGTATTTGACGAAGCTGCATATATCGAAGCGGGTGACGACTTTTGGGCGGCATCTATGGCATCTCTTTCTACGGGAGGTAAAATCATTTTAATCTCAACACCAAATGGTTATGACCCAATTTATTACGGTGTTTATGACCAAGCAATCAGAAAGATAAATGACTTTCATATTACTGATTTAAGATGGTTTAAAGACCCTCGTTATACTAAAGACCTTAGATGGGTTAAGTGTAGTGATATTACACATTACATGTTAAATAGAGAACAGTATGACGACAATGAAGTTGTGATATATGAATTTGACATAAACAAATACCAAGAATATGAGGAACAAGGATATAAACCGTTCTCGTCTTGGTTCGAATCAATGTCAAAAAAATTCAAGTATGATAGAAGAAAGATTGCACAGGAATTGGAATGTGATTTCTTGGGTTCAGGTGACGGGGTAATTCCCGGTGATGTGCAAGACCATATTACCAAGAACTTTATTCGAGAACCAAAAGAGAAGTACATGCAAGGTACTTTTTGGCAATGGAAGGAACCTATACAAGGTCATAGATACATTATGGGTGTCGACGTAAGTCGTGGAGATAGTGAGGATTTTTCATCAATTAATATTGTTGATTTCGATGAAAGAGAACAAGTTGCGGAATATATTGGGAAGATACCACCCGACGATTTAGCATCTATTGCATACAAATGGGGTATTCTATATGAAGCATTTATTGTAATTGATATTACAGGTGGTATGGGTATTGCCACATCACGTAAGTTACAAGAAATGAACTATAAAAACCTGTACATTGATGGTGTTAACACTCAAAATATTTGGGATTATAACCGTAAAGCACAGGATAAAATTCCCGGTTTAAATTTCAACAACAAAAGAACCCAAATCGTTGCAGCATTTGAAGAACAACTAAGAAAAGGATTCGCCGTTAGGTCAGCAAGACTGATGAACGAATTAAACACATTCGTTTATATCAACGGGAGACCTGACCACATGAAAGGTGCTCACGATGATTCTATTATGAGTTTATCAATGGCACTCTATGCTGGTGATATGTGTTTCAATCAGTTACAAAAGAACGAAAACGCAAATAGGGCGATGTTAGAATCTTGGACAGTTTCTGAAAGAACATATGAAGCAAACAGAACATTCTATTCATACGGTTCTACTATGGATTCTGTGGGGGCTATGTTCGCCGGAAATAATGGTAATAACAATCATCCATTAGGTTCCCCAACAAAAGACCATTACAAGGAATACTCTTGGTTATTTGGTAAGAAGAGGTAATACGACTTTATTAAAAGGATAAAATTATTTATATTCTAAAGAAAACTATTTATATACATGGCAGATAATAATTTAACAGTATTTCAGAGATTAACCAAGATGTTTGGGTATCCCGGAGCAGTAAAATCTGAGGAGGTCCCATCTTTTAATTTTTCTAAAGACGAAATACTAAAAACAAGTAGTAGAGAAGATTATGAAAAAGCAATGTTACAAGCGCAACAAAGTCAGTACATTGCAGATAAGTGGACAAAACTTGAACAATCCCTTTATAATCAATCTGTTTACTACGAACCAAATAGATTAGCAGCATATTATGATTATGAATCCATGGAGTTTACTCCAGAAATTTCGGCAGCACTTGACATCTACGCTGAAGAATCTACGACACTTTCTGAAAAGGGCGATATTTTAACCATATTTTCAGAATCAACAAGAATTAAAAGTATTTTAGAAGATTTGTTCATCAATCGTTTAGATTTGAATACGAATCTACAGATGTGGGCAAGAGGGGTTTGTAAATACGGGGATGATTTTGTTTATTTAAAAATTGACCCCGAAAGAGGTATAATTGGATGTCAACAATTACCTAATATTGAGATTGAAAGAATTGAAGGTAGAGAATCAAAAACTCCACATCAAAGAGATATTAAAGCACCTACAAGAGAATTAAGATTCCAATGGAAGAATAAAGAATTGGAATTCCAAGCATGGGAAATTGCACATTTTAGATTATTGGGTGACGATAGAAAGCTTCCGTATGGTACTTCCATGTTGGATAAGATTAGAAGAATTTGGAAACAATTACTTCTTGCGGAGGATGCGATGTTGATTTATAGAACGACAAGAGCACCTGAAAGACGTGTATTCAAAGTATTTGTTGGTAACATGGACGATAAGGACATTGAAGCTTACGTACAACGTGTTGCCAATAAATTTAAAAGAGACCAAGTAGTTGACCCAAGAAATGGTCAAGTAGATATGAGATATAATCAAATGGCAGTAGACCAAGATTATTTCATTCCTATTCGTGACCCGGCACAAACAAATCCAATTGAAACATTGGCGGGAGCTCAGAATTTAGGTGAGATTGCCGATATAGAATATATTCAAAAGAAGATGCTAGCTGCACTTCGTATTCCAAAAGCATTTTTGGGATTTGAAGAAGTTGTGGGTGACGGTAAGCAATTAGCATTAATGGATATTCGTTTCGCAAGAACCATTAATAGAATTCAAAAATCATTAATTCAAGAGTTGAATAAAATCGCTCTTGTTCACTTGTATCTTCTTGGTATGGAAGATGAGTTAGATAATTTCTCACTTTCATTAACCAATCCGTCCGCACAATCCGACTTATTAAAGATTGAACAGTGGAAAGAAAAAATTGAACTTTATAAAAACGCAACCTCAGACCAATCTCAAGTAGGTATCTTACCTGTGTCACATACATGGGCTAAGAAGAACATTCTTGGTATGAGTGATAGTGAGGTATTACTTGACCTACAACAACAACGTATCGAGAGAGCAATGGGATTTGAATTAACAAACACTCAAAACGTAATTAAACGTTCTGGTGTATTTGATGATGTTGACGCGAAATACGGTGTACCTGAGGAAGAAAGACAAGAAGGTGGAGAAGCACCGGCAGGTGGTGAAATGGGTGGAGGAGCCGAAATGGGTGGAGGAGCCGCAGAACCGGCAGCAGCGGAACCCGCCGCACCGTTAAGTGAATCCACAAAACGTCGTAATATTTTAAGTATGTTGGGTGAGGGCGATAATTTAAATGACCTTTTTGATGTCAATAAAGCCCAACAGAATATTTATGAAATAGAAAATAAATTAAAAGATATACTAAACGAACAATAAAATGTCAAATTTTGGTGATGTAAAAACAAAGTTGTTAGTAAAACTAACAGAATCATACACCTCTGATAAAAAATCAGATGTCAAGGAATTATTAAAACAAGTTAAATCAAATAAGAATTTGATTGAGATGTATTTGTTTTATGAGGATGTTGAAAATAAACATATCCCAAGTATTGAGACCGCTAAATTGTTTGTGGAACAAATCGAAACTCTTTTAATTCAAAAATCAAAACTTGTTAATGAAGGTATCTCAACATTAACCGAATCGTTAAAAGAAGTTGCACCTAATAAAAACGAGGTATATGAGTGTTTAGATGTATTGTCTGAGGAAACAACACTATTGAATGTAGAAAAGAAGGTTGTATCTAAAGAAAGATTAATTAAACACCTTACGACCTCGAAACAAATTCAGGTAGAAGATGTTGCTCCACATACGGATAACCAATCATTATTAAATGCAGTTTTAGTAAACAATTTCAACACTAAGTTTACTGACTTCATGAATGAAGAACAAAAAGAAACATTTAAGAAAATTGTTTCGATGAAGGATGGGGAGTTATCTGTAGAAATGAATACGTTGAAAGAATCGATGACTCAAAAGTTTGATACTTTAATATCAGGAGAATCCGATTCAACGTTAATTGACAAACTTAAAGAAGCAAAAAAAGAAGTAAACGAATCTACAGTGAGTAAATTCAATTACTACAGATTGATTGAACTTAGTAAAAGTTTAGATTAATCTTGTGGTCCGTTTAGCTTCTCTTTGTAGATAGCTTTTAACTTTTGTTCTCTTTTTAAGACTGAGGGTTTCACAAATTCTTGTCTTTCCCTTAATTGTTCAGTCTGTTTTGTTTTATAAACCTTGTTTTTGTACTTCTTTAGTGCGATTTCAAGGTTTCTTTCTTTTGTAACGTCTACGATAATCATAAGTGTCTTTTTAAAAATATAATTTAAATATTTGGATTTTTTAAGTTTATTCTGTATATTTTAAATACACCATAAAAATACTAAGTATGAATAATATTAATGAAAAAGGGCAAGTTTATTACAATTGGTGTCCACAATAACGTAAAGATAGGTTATGGCACCGTTGATTACAAAAACCTAAAAACTATCTACATCCAATTAAATTCTTGGACTCAACCAAATCAGGACGATTGTGATTTCGATAAACTAATTTCGAAAACAAGAAGACAAATCAAAAATAAAATTTACGACCTAAGATGTGAGTATTTTAAACCACAATCTATCGTTGACCTCGACATCAAAACTAGCGGGGTTAAAACAAATAAAAGGTCATTTATGGATTTAGAGATAACATTATACGTTGAGAAATATTTTGACGTTAAATCAAAAGAGATAAAACAAATAGTATCCGACATATCTGAAAATATTATAGATACCGTTTTAACTGATGAAACTTTGTTTAATTTTTATAAAACAAAGAATTAATCTGTTATTGGGGTATTTATATATAAAAAGATAAATGAAGATACTTGGACCTAACGAGACCGGCAAGGGTATTTTAATCGAATACGACGCGGGTCATATATCTCCACAAGAAAATCAAAGAATAATATCCGAGATGAAAGATACAGACTTTTCTCAGGATATTATTCTCTATGCCGTTTTACAAAAATTCGATACTCCAAATAAGAACGGAAGGATTTATCCTGAAATGTTACTTAAAAGAGAAAACGAAAAATATCAAACACTTATAAAGAAAGGTGGTGCCTTAAATGAATTAAATCACCCCTCATCTTCACTTATTGACCTTGATAGGGTATCACATTCTATTATGGAAACGTGGTGGGATGGTAAAATGTTAATGGGTAAGATAAAATTATTTACTTCTCCAGGTTGGAAGAAGATGGGTATAGTTAGTACCAAAGGAGACCAAGCCGCAATGTTATTAATGAATGGAGCAACATTAGGTATATCATCAAGAGGTGTTGGTTCATTAAAAAATGTAAAAGGTCAAAACATCGTACAAGAAGATTTTGAATTGGTATGTTTTGATTTAGTATCGTCCCCATCAACTCCCGGGGCATACGTTTTTAAGGATTTAGGTGAGAGAGATAACTATGCGGAATCTATTGAGGAAAGACCAGAATCAATTGATAAAATGAAAAATCTAATGTCAAAATTGGATAGATTTTTATCTAAATAAACAATTTATTTTAGGTTTCAATATCGTAAAAAGTACTTTTTTACATAATCATAATATTTATAGTTAAATAAAATTTCCAAATGAGCGAAAAATCAATTTTAGAACAAGCATTACTTCAAGTACAGACTCTTGAAGAGGCAGTAAAAGCAAACGCAAAGGGTATACTTGCTTCTACCATGAAACAAGAACTAACAGATTTGCTAAAAGAATCATTGGAAGAAGAGGAAGAGGTTGTTGCAGAACAACCCGATTCTGAAGAAGAGACTCAAGACGATGTACCAGCCGAAGCTGGGGATGAGGAAGGTGGTCTCGATAACGATGAAGAGGGTGATGAGGAATCATCTGACGACGAACTATCTAAAGACATTGAATCATTAGATTCTGAAGACGAAATGGGTCCAGAAATGGATGACATGGGTCCTGAAGGAATGGAAGATGATGACACTGTTGATATGACTGACGCCGACGAAGACGAAGTTTTAAAAGTTTTCAAAGCAATGGGTCCTGAAGATGGTATTATCGTTAAGAAGGATGAAAACCACATCGAACTTGAAGATGGTGATGATGAGTACATCATTAAGTTGGACGAAGAAGAAACCCACGAAGAAGAAACTATGGAAGAAACTTTTGACGAACCTATGGAAGAAATGGGTGATGTTGAGGAGTCTATGGTAGAGCCGGCACCTGAAGTTTCAGAAGATTGGAACGAAGGTGAGGAAGTGGTTTACGAAATCGAACTTGATGAAGAAGGGGAAGAGTCAAATGAAGAGGAAGTATCTGAAGAAACTTTTGACGAACCTCACGAAGAAGAAATGGGTGAAGCCGCAAGAACTAAGTGGAACGCACATGGTGACAAAGGTGAAGCTGAAAGAGCAGGTATTAAGAGTAAAAAAGTATTCGCAGCAGGAGCAATCAACGAAGAAGTTGAGAACTTGAAAAAACAAAATGCCGAATACAAGAAAGCTCTTGTGTTGTTCAAAGAAAAGCTTAACGAAGTTGCTGTGTTTAACGCAAACTTGGCTTACGCTACTCGTTTGTTCACAGAACATTCAACCACAAAACAAGAAAAACTTAACATCTTAAAGAGATTTGATTCTATCTCAACCTTGAAAGAATCGAAAAATCTTTATTCAACAATTAAAACTGAATTAGATACTAAAAAACCAATTTCTGAATCAGTAGTTGATAAGATTACTTCGGCACCAAGTACTTCGTCTTCAACTGAAGTTCTTTCTGAGTCAAAAGCTTACGAGAACCCGCAGTTCAAGAGAATGAAAGATTTGATGTCAAAAATAAAATAATAAACATAAAATAAAAACCAAAAAAATACTAAAATGGGAGCATTATTAGAATCAGGTATGGTTGGTAACATCGGTCTAAAGCACCTTCGTGTTATCAAAGAAGATACCATCAAAAAATGGGATGATTTAGGATTCCTAGAAGGTCTTGACGGCCATCAAAAAGATAACATCGCACAGTTGTACGAAAACCAAGCGTCTTACTTAATCAACGAAGCAGCAGTTTCTGATGCTAGTGGTTCTTTCGAGACCGTAGTTTTCCCTATCATCCGTCGTGTTTTCTCTAAATTATTAGCTAACGACATCGTATCAGTACAAGCAATGAACTTACCTATCGGTAAATTGTTCTACTTCATACCTAAAATCCAAGACACTAAGCAAGCACCATTCGGATATCCAAATTCCGAAAGTAATCCAGGAGCTGGTTATACTTCTTCACAAAGTTTGTATGACCGTTTCTATGAGGAAGATGATTCTGCAACTTCAGGTATCTTCGATTACTCAAGAGGAGCGGCTACTTCAGTAGCAGCAGCACCTTTCGCGTTCGTAACATTCAACAATGGTGCGGTAACTGAAAGTACTGCGGCTTTGTCTGGTTCAGTATCAAGTGCGATTGTTGTTCTTAGTGGTTTCACTAAAGATGGTCAAGGTAAAATGGTAGGTGCTGATGGTAACGTGATGGACACTGAAGAATTCTTAGCTTCATTAGCAATCACTGTTACTGGTAACACAACTGCAAACAATGGCGTTAAAAACTTCAACGTTGTAACTCAGAAATACGGTAAAGGTATCGTTGAGTACGGTCAGAAAGCCGGTAGTGGTGTAAATAAGTTCAACGACATCTGTGATGAAGAAGGTAAAATTTACTTGAACGTAGATTTCGAACTTTATGACGCAACAACAGGTTTCAGTGCTGCTGACTTTACAAACGACTTAGCACTTGCTAACATCGTTGTTTCTTACAGAACTTACGAATCTCTTGAATTCGAAGAAGAAATCGGTGAAGTATCTTTCGACCTTCAATCAGTAACAGTTTCTGTAACTGAAAGAAAGTTAAGAGCTAGCTGGTCTCCTGAATTGGCTCAAGACGTTTCTGCATTCCACAACATCGACGCTGAAGCTGAATTAACAGCTTTATTGTCTGAGCAAGTTGCGGCAGAAATCGACCGTGAAATCTTACGTGACATTCGTAAAGGTGCCGCTTGGAGAACTAAGTGGGATTACAACGAGTGGAAGTATGGTGCTGTTAGTGGTACACCTTTCATGGGTTACACTCAGAAGGATTGGAACCAAACTTTGATTACCAAAATCAACCAAATCTCTGCTCAAATCCACAAGACAACTCTTCGTGGTGGAGCTAACTGGGTTGTAGTTTCTTCTGAAGTTTCTGCAGTATTTGACGACTTGGAGTACTTCCACGTTTCAAACGCAGGTCCTGAGCAGGATTCATACAACATGGGTATCGAGAAAATCGGTTCATTAGCTGGTCGTTACCAAGTTTACCGTGACCCTTACTTACCAGCAGGTAAAGTAATCATCGGTCACAAAGGTAAGTCATTGTTAGACGCTGGTTACATCTACGCACCGTATGTACCTCTACAGTTGACTCCGACTATGTACAATCCGTTCAACTTTACCCCAATTAAGGGTATCATGACGAGATACGCTAAGAAAATGGTTAACAACCGTTACTATGGTGTAATCGACGTACATGGATTGGCTACATTCAGTCTTGACACTTTAAGATAATCTTTATCTTAATATAATGAGAAGGGGACCCAAAAGGTCCCCTTTTTTATTTGTATATTCTAAAAATATAATTATATTTGCTTTGTATGTCAAAAATTAGAAAAATTCAGAGAGAAGAAGACATCGAAAATATCGAATACGAGAAATTAAGATTAGATGTCTTAAAGGGTTTGATTGACAGTAGGAATATTGAGTGTAAACAAACCAAAGAAGAGATGATAAAACATCTCAAAATGGATGATGAGGGTAAATACATAAGACCCGTAACATATCAGAAACAACCTGACGACACGTTTATTGTGGGGATTGCATTAAATGATGGAAAAAATTTACAAGAAATGGGTAGGTTAGTGGAAAAAAATATAGCAAAAAGTATGGGTCTTTACTGTAACGACAGAATTCATTATATTTCTAAACAAAAATTATTATGAATTGGACCGAATACTTTTTAAACATCGCAGAACAAGTAAAACTTAAATCTAAAGACCAATCTACACAAATAGGTGCGGTTATCGTTGGTCAGGACAATGAGGTCCTTTCTACAGGTTATAACTCATTCCCGAGGGGAATGGACGATTCAATACAAGAACGTCAGGAAAGACCTGAAAAATACTTTTGGTTTGAACACGCGGAAAGAAACGCAATTTATAATGCAGCAAGGATTGGTGTTTCTTTAAAGAACTCCACCATTTATCTAACTTCGGGTTTACCCTGTATGGATTGTGCCAGAGGTATTGTTAATTCAGGAGTAAAGGTTGTGTGGTGTAAACGTGTGTGTACCACTAAAAACAAAGAAAAGTGGGAAGAATCCCAATCAAAAAGTATGCAATTACTTAACGAGTGTGGTGTCCAAGTGTTTTTTTACCTTGACAACTAAATCTCCCGTCCCTTTAATGATTCGATGATAGGTACCCTCAGGAATAAAAATAGGGGTATTTTTTTTTATAATAATAGGTAATTCATCATCCATTTGAAACATCCAATCAGTATCATATTCACAAATGACAGTTCTATCTTGTTCATCGAAATGCCATTTAAGTTCCATTTCAGATAAATCTGATGAAAATGTTCTAATGTGGAATCCGTCTTGTTGTTCTTCTTTGAATGGAAAATCCATTACCATGGGTTTGATGATTTGATACCTAAAGCTTTGCGATATCTTGAAACATTACAACTCCAATATCCCGCTTTAGTTCTATCTTTCTTTTGGTCACATTTGTGACGAGCTCTAAATGATTTGGCGGCTGCTCTATTGTTGTTTCTTACTCTTAAATTCGGGTCACCAAAAGTTACTTTAACTATGTTACCACTATTATTTTTTACATAAACAGCAAATTTCTTGGGACCACCTGGTGTTCTAAACGGACGATTTAATTTAACATTTCTACCTCTGTGTTTAGCTTCAACAAGATGTTCTTCTTCATCTAAAACAAAGGGAATATCTAAATAAACCTCTTCACCCTCATAGATACCTGTTTGACCTATATCAGTCATCAGTAATTCATAATCCTCACCGAATACCTCAAGCACTCCTTTGTTTAACAATTCTCTCGATTCGTTAAACAAATCAAAGAATTTTTGAGAGTAGATACGATATACATTTTCTATTAAGGGTTTCTCATTAGTAACATGATATGTTAAACCTTCACTTAAAACGATTTTAGACTCATTTAAGGACTTTAATCTCGGAGCGGAGTAAGACTCCATAACTTCAGAGAAATCCAACGTAATGGTCTTATTTTCATCAAAACGAGTATATGTTGGGGTATTTCCTTTACCGACTTTAGGGTCTTTCTTTTCTGCTCGTCTTTTTTGTTGAGTCATTGACTTTTTTTCTTTTTTATCATACGAAGAAGCAACCTTTGGGGTTTCTTTTGATACTTTCTTAGAGGGTCGACATTTTGGATACGATTTACCATCTGCATCCTTTCTTCCACATGGGGGGTGTTTACCATCTACCTTACGGCTCACATCAACCCATTTCTCCTTAAACCAACGTCTAAGGTCTTCCTTTAAGACTTCACCACTTTCAAGACACTCTTGGATATACTTTTTATCTTCTTCGTTGACTATAATCTTCATATTATTTACACTTTTTCCAACGACCGCCCTTTGCTTTATAGTTTTTTGCCGCCCAACCATTTGCATACGCACTTGGGTAAACGTCAAATTTTGCTTTTGCTGCCGCTTTAGATGCGGCCCATTTAGAAGGACTTGTGGGGCAGTTTTTACTTTCGTCTATTTGATATTCTTCACTTAATAAACTCTCATCCATTTCAGTGTCACCACCTTTGGTTTGATTCATTAAAAAATCAAATACTTGGTCTAATAAACTTTTTGCTTCTGCAATATGGTCTTGAGCCCAATCGTGTTGTTTAAGGATTGAATCAATTTGATTTTTATCTTCGCCCATCAACAATTCACATTGTCTCTTCATTTGTTCTATGTTACCAAAAAACATATAGTTTTCTTGTTCAGGCATTCCGCCCTCTGATATAGTTTTAAGGTGTTTTCTGATAAGATTTTCTATGTTTTTCATAATCTATAAATATTTTATTTTTCTGACAATATTTCGAATTTTACATAATCATCATAGAATATCTCTTCAGTATGAGTTTTTGCTTTAAACTCCATAAAATATTCTCTTGGAATCATATATGATGTATCTAAATAAAATGAGTTCTCCGTTGCGGTCATATCGACTTGCGACCAGTCATAAACAATAACATTCGTTTTACCTTCCTTTACAAAAATTCTATAATAAACGTCCTCAAATAGTTGTGATTTAGGTACATCGATTGATTTGAACCATAAGTTTATCTTTTTTAATTCTCCACGTATGATTCTTTCGTTTTGTTTAATACCTGAAAACTGTACAACGTATTTTTGTGCTTCGGTTGGGTTTGTCCCGAATGAATAATAATCAGTAAAGGGTTTTGGTACAAATTTTTGTGTAACATCAGAAATGTTAACACCATCAATTTCAAGACCTTTCCATTTATCAAAGAAAAATCTTTTACCGTCACAAAGTTGTCCTGAAATACCAAAAGTAACTTTATAAATACCTTTTCTAATTTTTGTGGTTGTTAAGTTAGATAAACCCGAAATTACCGTTCCCGAACTGTTTAAAATATCAACAGTTGGTAGGGCATCTAAATCATAGAAATTGGTACCCTTTGTTACATATAGATATAAGTTATTTAATCTCTCACCAATAAAACTCTGACGATGGTCTTCTATAGTATCATCAAATGAGGTTTCAACAAACGGTTCGTAAAAGGTCTGTGTATATTTTGTAAAGAATGCCACCGATTGGTCAAATTCATCGTCAATGTTTTCATATAGGGTGGCGAAAGCTAAACCTAAACCGTGATTAGTATTACCTGAAAGAACAATACCATTTACATAGTTAGTAATCTCAAGATTAATGTTTTCATCCCCATTATCAAAATGTATGGTACCAACAATTGTTGGGCCGCTCTGATAAACACCCGCGGTTGTCCATTGATTTAATGTGGTTCTATAAAACCAGTTTGATGGTCTTTCATCAAATGTCTCATTACCTGTAGTATAGTCATATCCACCATCTTCATAATCAAAACCAACACCCTCATCCCAATTTTCGGGAATTTGAAACAGTATTAAATCGAAAGATGTGGTTCTTTGTCTACCCGTATTTCTTTTTTCCCCCACTAATTGTGAATCACCTGAAATGGTATTAGTCATTTTAAGGTAATGTTTAGTGTTTGGACCGATTACCAAATCACCATTTTGGATTTTTAATATAAGGTCTGTAAAATCAACCTTAAAAAGGAATTTAGAAAAACCTGAACCATAAAAAATCTCAGTGGTTGGGTTTTTAGCCGTGTTAACCGCCTTGTTTTTTATAATTGTGTTGTTTTTCTCGAAATATGAACGGAAATATGACATCTTTTTATTTTATAAATATCAAATTAGTTGGTTCTAACCGATTTATTTAAAAGTTCCGCCTCTAACTTATTATACAATTCAACCATGGTATCATGAGCATCATATGTTCCTCTAGCATATGGTTTATTAATGTTGTGTGTATGAGTTAAAAGAACATTGTACATTGACCTTAAAAACTCCAATAAGACCTCACCTCTTACAATTGCATAAGTATTTGGGTCAATGTCATTCAAATAATCATTTTGAGTGTATTCATATGTATCTAATTTATCAAACTGTATTGTTTTGTTTGTGAAATTAGTATCTGTTGATAGAAGATATATTTTATCTGAAGTTAAACTTGAGAATGTCTGTTCTCTTGAACTCGTATCCTTAATTAGTGTTTCAACAACCTCTTCCTTAGGAATTGGGGGTGCTGAGAAACGACTTGAAGACCAAACCAAACTACTTTGTTGAACCCCCTTAGCCAATTTAACACCGGTAAGTATAGAATTTTTTCTTTCTAATTCAGTGGTATTTGGGGTTGATAGGGTTCTAAGTTGTGGGGTAGGTCTAAAGAAAAATGGGTAAATACCGGTTAATTCTTCAGGTGAATCAAATTTTTTATTAACGTCAGCACTAAATAATCCCACAAACCCATCTTCTTTTATTTGTAATAAATTTGTTCTAATTTCAGAACAAATTTGTCTAATTTTACCATCAATAGAAGATAAATTATAATCAAATTTAGAAGTCATGTTTATACTTAATGTCGGGGTAGTTGTTGACCCATCATTATTAAGTAAAATACATAAATTCTGTGGCAATTCAGTAAATTCAGTAAATGTATTACTTTTGAATAAGTCACCATACACACCTGTATTAATCTTATAAACATAGAAATTTACTGTTGTTGGTGCGGTTAAACTATTAACGGTATACTCAATAACATATTTTAAATTAGCATTTTCATATGTTATTTTTTTTACTGTTTCGGATTTTAATAGTCGTTTTTCTGGAAATTTTTTAAGGTGAAGTTTAGCAACTTTTTTAGATGCAATAGGGTAATTACTTAATCTCTGTCTTTCTTTATCATTAGCACTTTCTTTTGATAGTAATTTACCACCTCTTAAAACGAGACCATTTTCGGTTAATACAACATCAGAACCAAATTTACCTGATACTGAATAATCCGTGTTTTTAGGTAGTGTGTCCTTACAATCCGCCGGTAATTGACCATTGGTAAAAATATCGACCTTATCTTTAACCCCCGAACCAAAAGTTGTTGGAGAAACTTGTTGAGAGAATGTTTGTCCATTAAAATCAAATCTGGTTGTAAATGGTCCTGCTATGTATTCTTGGTTAACGGTTGTTTTCTCCGTATTGTATCTAATTACTTTAACAGTTTGATTTACTTCAGGAATAAAATTGATATTGTTTGGTAAAAATGGTATTGCGATAAACGCATCGTCGTCACTCCACGGAGTATATTTTCGGTAATTTTCTTTACCTGATACATAATCGTCATAATCAACGCAACGAATTCTACCAATCCCTTTTGGGTCATTGTTATCAATACAAATACCTAAATCTATTATCTTCATGATGTTTTTCTCTTTTCTATTTCTTCAACAATTTTAGCATGTATTTCTTCAATTGCCTCCATATGTTTTGTTAGGTTGATTGCCATTACCTTCGCTTTTTCATATTCTTCAAACAAAAAAGATTCGACATCAATCAAATCTTTATTTGATTTACTATCGACATTATTAATGATATTTAAAAATTTATCTTTTTCCATATTAAATCTTTTTACCAACTCCTGAAATTATACCTGGTGGTATAACCGCACCACCTGTCGGTCCGGGTAACGCCCCTCCTTTTAATACTATCTGTACAAAAGAATTGGTATCTTCTTCCTCTGTATGTCCATCTATAATTGATTTGACAGCCGATAGTAAGTCATTGTCCTCACCAAATATTGGACCTGTCGGTATTCCCGCATTTGACATTCTTTCACTAATGTTCAAAAACGCTCTTTCTTTACTATAACCCGAACTCAAGTCTGCCGTGAATAGTAGTATTGATGGAATCGTTATCGGACCCTTCATATTAATTGCAGCTTCAATGGTGGATAAAATTGCTTGAAATATTTCAAAACAACTACCTACTTCAGTTTCTTGTATTTTTTTCAATAACGCAATTAATGACGTGACAATTAAAAGGTATCTTTTATATTTTTCTTTTAAAATTTTAGAAACCAATTTTGTTACAAATGCAATCAAATCAATTTTAACAAGTTTCCAAAATTCTTGAATAAATAACCAAAATAAATCTTTGACAATATTGAATATTGCTTTATTGAATTTTCTTACTAATTCTTTAATGTTAATAACGGATGATAGTATAAGGGTTTTAAAGTATTTGTATAATATGATTAGTGGTAAAAATAACTTAGCGGATAAAACTGTCATTATTAATGCCTTTGGTAAACTTAAAATAAAATTATTCAAAAGGTTATTTAATAAGTCAGAAATTGATAATGAACCGTCTGATTGTTCACTAGCATCTGTGGCCACTTTATTTAGTGTCTCGTCTATTGCTTTTTTCGGGTCTTTATTCTTAATCAAATAAACAAAATCCTCTATATGATTATCGTCCGCCTCGATTTCAAAATTATAACAGTCTTTAAAACGTAACACCCTTCTATATCTCAAATCCTCATCATCTAAATCAATACCCTCAACGTCATCAAAATCAAAATAAAATTCAATATCTTCTTCATTTTGGTCGAACATATTGACGGCATTTTGATTCTTTAATTCATCTTTTTTATTATCTGAACCACATACCGCCAATAACTTCTTTAGAAGTCGGTCAACATTATTTAATGCTAAATCAAATTTTCTTGATTTTCCACAATTACTTCCACCCTGAATCGTAAGTAACATTGCCGTTTTGGCGATGTCCGTTATTTCAGGAAATTCCATAGAAGAATAATAATCGGAAATAAAGTCCTGTACATTAATTCCCACAGGGTTTCCTTGGGTAAGACCCGTCAATATAAAATGTTGATTTGAGGTGTCCCATTTTGCATTAAATAATGTTTTATTATTATTTGATACAAAACTATAGGAACCTCCACTAAATGCAGTATATAGTTCCCTGTTTACTTTTTCTTTATTTCTATCGGGACTTTTTGGTTCGTATATAATTTGACCACATGAACTTTCGGGGTCGATTGTGAGAATATCTAATAAATCAAATTCTTCAGGTTTTAGATTTATCGTATCTCCTGTTATTGTTCCGTTGGTACCACAAATACCATCACCCATGAATAGTGCTTCGGATAATCTTTTAATAACAATTTCTTTAGCGGAATCTAATGTTTTTTCTGC